AGATCCGCGGTGGCGTCTCCGTCACGCTCGGCAAGGTGCGCCGCGATGGCCTCGACATTCGCGCCGAGGGCGGGTACATCATCTGGTGGCCGCTGCACTACGGCCAGAGCGGCCCGATGGGCGACATCCAAGCGCTGCCGGCAGGTCTGATCGACGAGCGGCGAATGGATCTTGAATTACCCGCAGAGCTTGCGGCGAAACTACCGCCGAAGCCCGGCACCAGTGGCGACTTCCAGCGTGACCTGCCGCGCATTACCGAGGCGCTCTCTTACGTCGACCCGACCCAGTACGACACTTGGCTGATGGTGGGCATGGCGCTGCACTACGCCAGTGGCGGAGCTGATGATGGGTTGAACCTGTGGGATGCGTGGTCGAGCGGTGGCATCACTGGTGAACTGCCGGACAATTACGCCGGCCGCGCAGACATCGAGTACCGCTGGCAATCGTTCCACCTTGACCGCGGCCGCGGTGTCACGCTCGGCAGCCTCTTCAATGCGGCCAAGGCGCAGGGCTGGGTGAACGTGCCAGAGGCGGTGCGGCTCGGTGCGCCAAAGCGGGAGGAGCCGCCGATGGACTATGACGATGTGCCAGAGGCTCACGGAATGATCCGCGAAATCGTAACGCCAGCCGTTATGAATGCGACGATCAGCACGCCGAGCGCCACACGGCGCAAGCTCGTGCTGCGCTCTGTCGCAGAGATCGTGACCGAGCGGCGAGAGGCAACGTGGCTGATCCATAACGTGCTTGAGGCCAATGTGCTCGCCGTGCTCGCCGGCCCGAGAGCCAGTTTCAAGTCTTTTATCGCACTCGACTGGGCCATGCGTATCGCAATGGCAGACAACCCGGTGGTGATCCTCTCAGGCGAAGGCGCTGGCCTTGGGCGTCGCGCTGAGGCGTGGATGCAGGAGCATGGCAAGGGGCGCAGCGTCGACGAGTTAAACGTGCTAGCGCTTGAGTCTGTGGCGAACCTGAACGCCGAGCAGGACATGCAGGACTTGCAGGAGGCGATCGAGCAGGCAGGCATACGGCCGGCGCTCGTGATCGTGGATACCTTTAGCAAGTTTAGTGCTGGCCTTGATGAGAACTCGAACCAAGAGGTGGCGGAGTATCTCTCCAAGCTCACGATCGGGCTTCGTGAGCGGTACACGGCGACGGTATTGCTCGTGGCGCACAGCGGGCACGGCGATGCCAAGCGGCCGCGAGGCGCCAGCGCGCTGATGGCGAACCCTGACGCCGAGTACATTGTCGAGCGGCCAGACGCGCAGGCGATGGTGGTGGCGGTGAGCCGTGAGCGGTTCAAGGATACGGCCAGCCTGTCGCCTTTGGGATACGAGGCGGTGGAGGTGCCGCTCGGGCGCATCGACAAGTATGGCGAGGCGGTCAAGTCGCTGGTGATGAAGGAGACCAATGCTCCGGGCAAGCCGGCCGTGGCTCACTCGCCCCAAGGGAAGGCGCAGCGGACGATCCTGTATGCGCTCCGAGAGCGCCAGAAGGCGTCCGAGACGCCGCTCGTTTGGACGGTTGAAGAGATGCGCCAGATCGGCCGAGAGTGTGGGGTGCCGCGGCAGTCTGTCCACGATGCGGTCGAAAAGTTGATGCTGTCGCCCTTCCTGAAGGCCACTGTGGGTGGCTCTATGCTGGGTGAACCGTGATGTCCGAAAATGTCCGAAAATGTCCGATCCAGTCATTTTCGGACGGTCATGGATGTCCGAAAATGTCCGAGAGTCCTTTAGGACTCGGACATTCGGACATGACCCACGGACATCGGGAGTTGGTATGAAATACAAAGCAGAGAAGTCTAAGGGTGTTGCGTTGGCGCAACATGTTGCAGATACGCCACTAGCCAAGAGGATGCTCGAACAGATGGGTGAGGTCGACTATCAGTTGCTGAAAACTTTCCAGCAGCACTTTGGTGCAAGGTTAGTCCACTACTCTGACCAGCAGGGCGAGGTCGGTAAGCGACCGGGGTTGGAGTCATGAGCCAAGGAGAGATCAAGGCGCTCGGCCCGCTTGACTGGGAGGAGTCAGACTTCTGGGGGTATACGTCCGCTTGTCGCCGGTTCAGTATCCGGCCGCAGACTCTGAACGGGGTGACGGACTACACGCTATGGCAGCGTGGTAAAACCGGGGACGTGATCCCGAAGAGCCTAGGCACGTTCAAGACGTTCCAAGAGGCGGCTGACTTTGCCGAGGAGGCGAAGTACGGCGAGGAGAAGCGGTACAACAAGATCCATGACTGGAAGAGCAAGTATGCCAACAAGAAGTAACTGCCCGATCTGCGGCACTCAGAGTACGGGTGGCAAGCCGCACAACTATCACAAGAACTCTGCACGGCGGAAAGGCTATACGCAGGAACAGGTGCAGGCGTGGTCGATCCAGACTCGAGAGCAGAATGCCGTGGTGGCGATCGTGTGCAACGCCGTGGATCTGGCTCGACAGCCTGATGGCTGGCGGTCTAAGCCGAAGAAGTCTCGCAAAGAGTACCATCAAGCGTACTATTGGCGGCACGCTAACAAGAGGCGGATGCAACGCCGGGTCAGTAAGACTTTACGCCGCAGAGTGCGGCCGTTGATCGCCGAACTATGCAAGGCGGTCGACATTGGCAGAATTACAGCGGGGTGGTGAATGGGTAAGCGACAGAGACAACGTGGCGCTGAGACCGAGCGCGAGGTATGCGATGAGATCGCCAAAGGCATGGGCTGGGTGGTCAAGCGCGAACTAGGCCAAGCCAGAGATGGCGGCTGCGATATTCGCCTTGCCCAGTTTGTGCTCGAGGTTAAGCGCAGGAAGTCTATCGCGGTTTACGAGTGGGTCGATCAGGCCAAGGCTGCGTGCGCTGCCTATGAGATTCCGGTGGTCATCTGCCGTGGGGATAAGCGAGAGTTTCTCGTGATCCAACGGCTTGATGACTGGATGAAGATGGCGAAGAAAGAGTTACCAGACAGATGAAGTGCCCGAAGTGTGGCAAGCCTTCCGAAGTGGTGAAGGTTTATCAGTTCCCGACTGAAGCGAGACGGCGCAGGGAATGTATGACGTGCGGCTTCAGGTTTACTTCGAGCGAGAAGCTTTGGCGCAGGGTTTACGCCGAGGAGGTTCGCGCCGTGAAGGAGCGAGTCACCAAGAAGCCGAAGCAGGAGCCGATACCAAGACGAAAGGCGTGGTCGAACTTTGACGTGGTATCGGCTGACGATTACCAAATGGACTGGGAAGACGTAACGACCTATGTGCATGTGAGGGATGACTGATGGCTGGGACTCCAATCAAAAGGGCAAAGCGAGAGAAGGCCAAGGAGTTGATGGAGACTCAGGACTTCTGGGATCAGCTTTGGATTCATCTTGGTGATGGGCATTCGCTGCGATCGTTTACTGGTGACGGCAGCATCGTGCCGTACTCAGTGCTGTTCGATCGCATCCAGAAAGATCCTGCGCTGAATGAGAAATACGAGTTGATCCGTAACGCTCGAGCGCTTGCCAATGCCGAACGCATTGAGCAACTGGCCGAGAAGGTTGAGATGGAGCAGATCGATCCGAACGCAGCGAAGGTGAGCATTGGCGCGCGTCAGTGGCTTGCAGAGCGGATGGACTCGAAGCGATGGGGCAATCGCATTCAGCAGGACGTGAAGATCACTGACACGACGCAACTGCACTTGCAGGCTGTGCGTGACCTGATGCGAACGGTGGCTCACGTTGAGCCAGAAAAGCTGACTTCCGACACATCGACGCGGTCAGTTGCTGGCGCGCGTGATACATCAGAGTGATGTTACGTTATAACATAACACTCGGTTTATGCACGGACATGCGCATAATCACGCATCGCGCGACGGTCGCGCAGTCGAGCGCGCGTAAGTCATTGATTCGTAAGGGCGCGCAGTCGTAGTTCGTATAATACCCATTATGTTAAATTGTGGATAACCTGTGCGTAACCTGTGAAAAACCGCGCAAATGAGACCGATTCGCGAATACCCCCCCCCGATGGGCGAGTGGCGGGGGCGGCGCTGGCGTAGGTACCCCATACAGACCCCCCTAGGGGTGGCATAAAGCCTTCGGAGGAGGTGTAGGTGCAAAATCCTTTCTACGACTTCGTTAAACGCTATTACAGAGACCCTGTGGCCTTCGTGCGCGAGGTGCTAGGGGTGGAGCCAGACCCGTGGCAGGTGCGCCTCCTAGAGCTTCTGGCTGCGAATGAGCGCAAGATCAGCGTCCGATCCGGCCACGGCACCGGCAAGTCCACCGTCGCCTCGTGGGCCATGCTCTGGTTCATGCTCACCCGCGCCCCGGTCAAGGTGGTAGTCACCGCCCCCACAGCCAGTCAGTTGTTCGACGCCCTTTTCGGCGAATGTCGCCGCTGGGCCAAGCTGCTACCCCCCGCCGTGGGGGAGTTGCTCGAGATCAAGTCCGACCGAATTGAATTAAAAGCCAGTCCGGAAGAGGCCTTTATCTCCGCCCGCACCAGCCGATCGGAACAGCCGGACGCCTTGCAGGGTATCCACGCCGAATTCGTGTTGCTGGTGGTCGACGAAGCCCCCGGCGTCTCCGAAGCGGTCTTTGAATCCGCCGGCGGTAGCATGTCCGGCCACAATGCCACCACCCTGCTGCTCGGCAACCCCACCCGCACCAGCGGGTACTTCTACGAAACCTTCCACCGCCTCTCTGGCGATTGGAAAAACTTGCACGTCTCTTGCCTAGACTCGCCTCGGGTGAGCAAGGAGTACGTGTCGGAAATGTCGACTCGCTACGGCGAGGGGTCGAATGCCTACCGGGTGCGCGTGCTCGGCGAGTTCCCGCTGGCCGATGACGATACGTTGATCAGTCTGGAGCTGGCGCAGACGGCCATCGACCGTGACGTGGTACAGAACCCCGGCGCACCCATATTCTGGGGTCTAGACGTGGCACGTTTTGGCACCGACTCCTCGGCGCTTTGCAAGCGGCAGGGGAACGTGGTCATCGAGGCGCCCAAGACGTGGAAGAATCTCGACCTGATGACGCTCGCCGGCGCAGTCCTGCACGAGTGGGAATGCTGCGACGCAAAGGATCGCCCCGCCGACATCCTTGTGGACAGCATCGGCCTTGGCGCAGGTGTAGTCGATCGATTACGGGAGATGAAACTGCCCGTGCGTGGCATTAACGTCGGCGAATCGCCCGCCATCAAGAACCAGTACGCCAACCTGCGTGCAGAGTTATGGGGGCGCGCGAAGGCTTGGCTCGAGAAGCGCGACTGCAAGCTGCCGCGTGACGAGCGGCTGGTGAATGAATTATCCTCGCCGCGTTATTCGTTCATGTCCAACGGAAAACTGAAGCTTGAGAGCAAGGATGACATGAAGCGCCGAGGCCTAGCATCGCCGGACGTGGCGGACGCCTTTGTGCTGACGTTCGCGAGTGACGCAGCAACGGTCGGCGGCTCGTACTCCAACCAGTGGAGCAAGCCGGTCAAGAGACAGATCAGAGGTGTAGTTTGAGGAGGTCTGACAATGTTAAAGCCAAGCGACGTGGCGCTATTCCAAAAGCGTCTGGACAAGAAAGCCCCGCAGAAGCCGGAGCCAAAGAAACCGCCAGAGCCGCCGAAGGGTTCCCCTCCGAAGGCCGCCTGATCCTAAAAGATCATGGCGTGCGGTTTGTTCGTCTGAACATACCGGGCGAATATGCCGCATGTAACCCGTCGATTGCCAAGAACGACAAGGGCGAGTTATTGGCCGCAGTGCGCACGGTCAACTACACGCTCGGTGTTGAGGGTGGCATCTCGTTTGGCAACTCGCCGCGTCCCGACACTGTCAACTGGCTAGTCCACCTTGACGATGACTTGAACCAAGGCAAGACGGTCAGTATTGACGAGACGACGGTACGCAAGATGCGG